GAAAAGTCGATGACCGTCTTCGTGTCATGGAGAAGAAAATGTGGACTATTTTTGGTGCTCTGTCTGTTTTATCTTTCCTCGTTAGTCCAGTCGGACAAAAAATCATTAGACCAGTATTTGAACCGTCACAAAGACAGTTGACAATTCCCCAAAATAATCCTAGTATATATCCATCAGACGTTTCATGATGGATTTTGTCTTATATTGACGTAAAATACATACAAATGGTCTCACCTCGTCTGTCGCTCTTCACTAAGAAGAAGGCAGATCTTTTTAATTTCAGGTGTCCTTACTGTGGAGACTCGAAAAAAAGGAAGAATAAGGCCCGTGGATATTTGTTCAAGATCAAGAATGATTTTGTATACAAATGTCACAATTGTGGTGTTGGTAGAACATTTTCAAACTTTCTTAAGGATCAGGATACCTTTCTTCATGACCAATATGTCATGGAGAAATTTAAAGATGGTAGGACTGGCAAGGGTACTACTGTACCCAATCCTAAATTTAATTTTAAGGCCCCAGTTTTCCGTAAAAATGGTATCAATTTAGAGAAGATTTCTGATCTAAATACATCACATCCAGCACGAGAATATCTTGAAAAACGAGGCATCAAAGACTTAGATTACTTCTACTATTGTCCTAAGTTTAAGGCTTGGACTAATGAGCAGAAAAAAACCTTTGATAACCTACGACAAGACAGTCCACGTATTATAATCCCATTCAGGGATAAAGATGGTAGACTCTTCGGATATCAAGGCAGATCGTTGGCCCCAACGGCAAAGATGAGATACATTACGATAATGCTTGATGAAGATAAACCCAAAATATTTGGACAGGACAGAATAGATTATGACGAACCGATTTACATTGTTGAAGGACCGTTTGACAGTACCTTCATTCAGAATTCCGTTGCGATGGCTGGGTCTGATGTTGATATTCGGACGCTTGGCTGGAGCAATTATATTTGGGTTTATGATAACGAGCCACGTAACAGAGAGATCGTCAACCGAATCTCCAAGTCAATCGACAGAGGAGATAAGGTAGTCATTTGGCCTAAAAATATACAGGAAAAGGACATAAACGATATGTCTCTTGCTGGACATGATGTGCAAAAGGTGGTAGAATCTAATGCATATCACAAATTAGAAGCAACATTAAAACTAAACGATTGGAAACGAGTATGAGCAACGGTACAGATATTAAAGTACATAAGCGTAACGGCACTATAGAAGGTCTGAACCTTGAGAAGGTTCATAAGATGGTAGCTGACGCTTGCGAAGGTCTGGGAAGCGGTGTAAGTGCCTCTCAGGTTGAAATGAATTCAGGGTTACAGTTCTATGATGGAATTGAAACAAAAGATATTCAAGAAATTCTAGTAAGATCTGCTAGTGATCTTATAGATTTAGATCATCCTAACTATCAGTTTGTTGCTGCTAGGTTACTTCTCTTTGGTCTTAGAAAGCAAGTCTTTGGATCACAGTGGTTGACCAAGGGATACCCAACTGTATTAGATCATGCCTTTGCATCTGCGTCTAAGGACATATATGACAAAGAGATCTTGGGTAAATATAATGAAGAGGAGTGGGATAAGATTAACTCTTGGGTTGATCATGATCGTGACTATCTTTTTACCTATGCTGGCCTACGTCAGGTAGTTGATAAGTATCTTGTACAAGATAGAAGCAGTGGTGAAGTCTATGAGACACCACAGTTCATGTATATTATGATTGCTGCTACTCTATTCCAAAACTATCCAGAGGAGACAAGGTTAGATTATGTCAGAAGATACTACGACGCAATCAGCAAACACAGAATCAACATCCCAACGCCAATCATGGCAGGGGTGCGAACTCCCTTACGACAATTTGCCTCCTGTGTTCTCGTTGATGTTGATGACACGCTTAACAGCATCTTCAGCAGCGACATGGCTATTGGTTACTACGTTGCTCAAAGGGCGGGAATTGGCATCAATGCAGGCCGAATCCGTGGCATCAACGCTAAGATCAGGGGCGGTGAAGTTCAACACACGGGTGTCGTCCCGTTTCTCAAAAAATTTGAGAGCACTGTCAGATGTTGCACTCAAAATGGCATCAGAGGTGGATCAGCAACTGTCCACTTCCCAATCTGGCATCAAGAAATAGAAGACATACTTGTCCTTAAGAACAATAAAGGTACAGAGGATAATAGAGTCAGAAAACTTGATTATAGTATACAAATTTCAAAATTATTTTATGAGAGATTCATCAATAATGAGGATGTTAGTTTATTCAGTCCTCATGACGTGCCTGGTCTGTATGATAGCTTTGGCACCCCTGCCTTTGATGCGTTATATGCTCAATATGAAGCAGATGATTCAGTCCCACGAACATCAATCTCAGGTCAAGAATTGATACTAGATCTCCTTAAGGAGAGAGCAGAGACAGGTCGTATTTACATCATGAATATTGACCATTGTAATGATCATTCATCATTTAAAGATAAGGTTAGTATGAGTAATCTATGTCAGGAGATTACATTACCTACAGATCCTCTTCAGCATATTGATTCTACTGAAGCTGAGATTGCATTGTGTATTCTATCTGCTATTAACGTGGGTAAACTACGTAATCTAGATGAGATGGAAGAACTATGTGACCTTGCAGTACGTGGTTTAGAAGAGTTAATTGATTATCAAGATTACCCTGTTAAAGCAGCACATCTTGGAACACTTGCAAGACGTTCTTTGGGAATTGGCTACATAGGATTAGCACACTACTTAGCGAAACAAGGAGAACATTACGATGATCCAGGAGCATGGAAACTTGTCCACGACTTGTCTGAAGCTTTCCAGTACTATCTCCTCAAGTCAAGTAACCAAATCGCAAAAGAAAAAGGGAAGTGTGAATATTTTCATCGCACCAAGTATGCAGATGGTATCCTCCCAATCGACACTTACAAAAAAGATGTCGATGAAATCGTCCCAAATCAGTTGAACTATGATTGGGCATCTCTTAGAAATTCTATCTTGGAACACGGTCTTAGGCACTCAACACTGTCCGCACAAATGCCTTCGGAGAGCAGTTCCGTTGTGTCAAATGCCACAAATGGAATCGAGCCACCTAGAGACTACTTGTCCACTAAAAAATCAAAGAAGGGGCCTCTTAAGCAGATAGTACCTCAGTATGGAAGTCTTAAGAACAACTATACATTACTCTGGGATATGTCTGGGAATACTGGTTATATTAATATTGTTGCAGTTATGCAGAAGTTCTTTGATCAAGCGATTTCTGGAAACTGGTCCTATAATCCGACTCATTTCGAGGACTCTGAAGTTCCTGTTAGCGTAATGGCACAAGATCTTCTCACAACTTATAAGTTGGGGTGGAAGACTTCTTACTATCAAAATACTTATGATAATAAGACTGACTTTGATGAACCTGCACACCCAATTGGATGGCATGATGAGCAGGATAAAAAAGAATCCATCCATGATTTAATTGATGACATTTTCGCTGAAAAGGAGGAGTCTTGTGATAGCTGTGCGATCTGATAACATTAAAGGTATGACTGTCTTCAATACGAAGCAGGTTGATACATCCAAAGGACAGATGTTCTTTGGTCCTCCACTAGGAGTCCAGCGATACGACAAGTTTAAGTATCCTATTTTTGACAAACTAACACAGACACAGTTAGGATTCTTCTGGAGACCAGAAGAAGTTTCGTTGCAGAAGGACAGGGCAGACTACCCTACATTGAATGCAGCACAGAAGCATATATTTACAAGTAATTTAAAGTATCAGATCCTTTTGGACAGTGTACAAGGTCGTGCTCCTGGTATGGCCTTTGCTCCATACTGTTCATTGCCTGAACTTGAAGGATGTATGAGCATATGGCAGACTATGGAGATGATTCATAGCAGATCATATACTCACATCATTAAGAATGTATATCCAGATCCATCAGAGGTCTTTGATACCATACTAGATGATGATAAAATTCTCTCTCGTGCTGAGTCAGTGACTAAAGCATATGATGACTTCATTAATGTAGCAAATGAGTGGGGTCAGAGTAATAATTGGAGAGAAGATTGGAGAGAGCACATTAATGCACAGTGGACTAGGAAAGATTTAAAACAACACTTATACAGGGCGGTAGCTAATGTCAACATTTTGGAAGGTATACGATTTTATGTCTCCTTTGCTTGCTCTTTTGCTTTTGGTGAACTTAAATTACTGGAAGGGAGTGCAAAGATCATCTCCCTCATTGCAAGAGACGAGTCACAACACCTTGCAATCACTCAAAACATCTTAAACAAATGGAAGGATGGTGATGATCCTGAGATGGTAGAGATTGCTAAGGAAGAAGAGGAGAATGTCTATGAAATGTTTAGAAAATGTGTAGAAGAAGAGAAAGAATGGGCAGAGTATCTATTTAAAGATGGTTCAATTATTGGATTGAATGATGTATTACTACAGAAATATGTTGAGTGGACTGCCAATCGTCGTTTAAAGGCCATTGGATTGAAACCTATATTTGATACACCATTAGCAAACAATCCACTTCCTTGGACAGCACACTGGTTATCTTCTAAAGGTATGCAGGTTGCACCACAAGAGACAGAGGTTGAATCATATGTTGTTGGTAGTATCAAACAGGATGTTAAGAAGGATACATTTGCTGGTTTTAAATTATGATTGATGATTCTAATTGGAGAGAGGAACTCAAGTCTTATACATCTAGTAAAAAAGAACTTGAGTTGCTAGAGAATGGCCCTAAAAGTCTTGCACAGTCTTGGTATATGGGTGCATTGTATAATAGGTGGAAGAAAATCAATGGTATCAAAGAAGAAGAACCACCTAATTGTCAGTCAAGTTTAAAAGAATTTTTAGAAAAAACTAAAGATCAAGGAATTTAATAAATAGGAGACATGGAATGAAAATTATGGGATGGAAACCACCAATGAGACCTGCGTGGGTGAAGGAGATTATGAAAACGCCTGGACATACCAAGGTACAACTTTTACTTCTGCTGATATTGGCGACTTCTTCGGTTACGTCTACTGTATCACTAATATCCAGACAGGGAAAAAATACATCGGACGTAAATACTTTACCAGTTGTAGAAAGCCTAGAAGTGGCAAAAGTAAACGGAGAGTTACGACTGAGAGTGACTGGAAACGCTACTACGGAAGTTCTCCAGAACTTAAAGATGACGTTAAAAAATTTGGACGCTCAACTTTTAAACGAGAAATAATATCTTTACACTCTACCAAAGGAAAAGTAAACTTTGAAGAGACAAGACAGTTGTTCGTAAACAATGTTCTCACTGAGGCATTGGATGATGGTACACCAGCATATTATAATAGCAATATTCTAGGACGTTATTACAGGAAGGATTATTTTCAAGGACAATGATAACTGTACAATGCACAGTCTGTGGTGTTGAATTGCATGGACATGAGACGAAGACAAAATGCTGTGGTTGCCCTAACATGACAACTGTATGTGGAGAGACTGTATCGGCTGTAGATATGTCTAAAGTTATAATGTTAACAAATGTTAATAAGACCAAAAAAACTGGTGTATTAACTGATGATGATCTAAAATACCAAGAGGCTCGCCGTCAACGCAAAGTCCGTAAAATTAATTTTGAGGAAAGATGATTAACTTAGATGAAAAATTCCATAGTTACCTAGAGAAAGGTGGTAAGACCTTTAGAATTGATGGTGTTAATGAACCTTTAACTGGATACGGATATCATTGTGATGGAAACGACAT